GATACCTAATGTCATTCTCCGTCTGCAAAAAAGGCGAGCGACCTAACAAAAAGCAAATATTCTTCTTTTAACGGAAGCAGATATCTTAGTTCTTTGTTCGATTGGCTGTAATTGACTAACGTCAAATAATTCCATATGGTAGGAATCAGACCTCTCACCTCTCCCTACCAACATAAGTCAGATTAAGTTTTCCTTTCGGAGAACTACCTCTACAGATGTTGGCAATTCAATATCTGTTCTGATATTTAGTTCTAACAATTTGTCATTGATTGCTGCCTTTCCTCGGCGCAATTCTTTGACCTTATTTTCCCAATGATCTCTGTCCTTTTTACAGATCACAGAAACTTCCATTTCCATATAACCATCGTATTCAGGATTATCAACACGAGCAAGTTTCCGCTCACGTTTTTTCTCAAGAATCTCATCCTTCTCACGAACAGATTGTTGAACGATGAACCTTTGGATGGTGATGATTGCCGAGTCAGTAGAAGCCAATTCGGTCAATAGGTCAGAAACACCACACTCTGCATTTGCAGCCGATACCAGTTTACGAATCTCAAAACGAGCATTCACCATATCCAACTTGGCACGAATTTCGTCAAAATAACGAGTTTGTACGTTGTTGATTTCTGGTATCCACATAACAGTATTCAGAACATCAACTTCACGTTGAGTTTTGGGTGTGGATTTTACTACCTCTGCAAGTGCTTCTTGAAGGGCGTTTGCTTTACGTAATGAAACTCTCATGATATTTCCTTATTCTGAGTTTATTTTTCTCCAAATGATTTAGTATATTCTATGATATATTCTTTTGCTTCTTTTTCAGTTTTGAAGAAACTTCCACCCATTTCTTCACCATCCAGATATTCTCTTACAAAAAATTCCCCAGATGTTTTAGAACCAAATATTCTTTCGCCTGGTTCTAAGACTTCAAGTGTTGCTGTTCTCATTTATATATCTTTCGTTATCCCAAGCATTGGGAAAATCTATTGTTTTTGATTCTACCTCACATTCATCAGAACACGCATATGCATGGTCTTTTCGTAAATTCCAAATGTGGCTGATGTCAAACCCACCATCACTAAATGTCTCATGGCAAATAGAGCAGTGTTTGACATCAGGCCATCCCATTATAACGCCCCTGTCCAACGAACTCGAGCAAACCTCTCATTTTCTGGATCAAAGATGTTTCCTCTTGCAAAGTTCCTTGCAGGAGTTTTCCAACCAGCAGGTTTCAGAATGTCACCATACTGAAACTTCTTATCGTTAGTACAAGCAACGACAAATGCACAAACTGATTCATTTGTGCATACCTTCACATACTTATTACCCATGTAGTAATGAAGCGAAGCATGATACTCATTACACATCCGAGCTCTATTTCCATGAGGATCGGCACCTTGGTCCATCCACTCACGATAACTGTCGTTCATGTGGTCGAGCATCAAGTCCATATGCTCAACAAATCTTTCTACCATCTCATCACTTGGGGGTTTCATTTCACTCATATTATACCTCATTTACTTTTCGGATTTATTTCTGTATATCGAACAAAGAACTAAGATATCTGCTTCCGTTAAAATCTGAATTTCCTTTACAATCTCTTCTCGTTCTTCTGGTGTGTAAAGTTTCCACATTGCTTCTTCTGTCGGCGTTCTGTCACAACCTACGCAATCATGATCTAAATCAATAAGACATTTTCCGTCACAACTGATTCTACTCACCTTGTTCCTTCAGAGGTTTTTCTCATTAACATACTTATATAATAACAAATTGACAACCATTTGTCAAGTTTTTTTATGCGGTTTTTTCTGTGAGATGAGGAATTGGAATTTCATCCACCTCAAAGAAGTCAGGTTGTCTTGAACAACGAACCTCAACCCATTCACCAGTAAAATCACGAAAGGTTTTGACACCGTAACGAGACAGAAACTCAAGTCCAGCCTCAACACTCTCAAGACCAGTTTCGTACTCAACAAATTCTTTTTTTACTATTCCCATAACGATTCTCCAAAAGGGGTTTTCTTATTCATCAAATTATGAGGTTCATAACCTATAATATTGTTCTGTTAGTGACCAATCATCAAGGTCATTGGCTTCTCTCAAATCAGAAGCGTCACACCACTCACACGCACCATCTTCATAATAAACCATGTAATCATACTCACCATCTCCGTTGAGGGATCTCTTTGTCACCTCACCAACCAGATCATTCAATGCATGAACAACAACCATGTCACCGACTTCCCAAAGGCGAAGTCCATCTTCAATGGCTTCTCTAATATCTCTGTCTAGACTTGATTCGTATCTCATATCAATCTCCGAAAAGGTTATCTCAATCACTCACTTATACTATATCAAATCAGAGACAGAATGTCAAATTTTTTTCTTATTTTCTTTTACCAAATTCCCAATAATGATTGAGAAAAGAATCAAATTGTTTTTGAAGTGATTTGATTCTCAATTCATTGAGGTCAATCGGGTCATTTTTTGGAAGTGTTGATTGGAAGAAAATCCAACCAGCTGCAATAAGAAATGCACCTATTAAAAGTTGTGTATAAGGTTGAACCATCCATATGCCCAGAATAAAACAAATAGCCGATATTGTCCACTTAAAGATATTACTCAACGATTCCATGTTTTCCTTTCTATTCATCTTTGATAGGTTTTGCTTCGGTTACACCTTCACTGGTTTTTGGTGGAGAAGGATTTGATTCTAGTTTTCGAGAACCATAACCATCTTTGTACCATCCATCACCTTTAAGTTGAAAAGACCCCAAACTCAAAACTCTTGACATCTTACCAAGAACATTACAATTTGGGCATTCTTTTCCTAAAAAATAAAATCCTTCAATTGATTTCTGAAGGACTTCTTCTATATGCTCACATTCTTCACATTGATATTCATATATTGGCATTTTTAGAATTCCTGCGAAAAACGTTATAACATCTACGACTCCAACAATTCATACATTCCTTTATTCTTCTTCCATATCAAGAAAGTGTTGTAACATATCTTCATAACCCCCAATAAACTCACCTTTAATGACAATTTGTGGAACAAACTTTGATTTCGTTTCCTTCAACAACGAACCAAAGAACATTTTGTCGGCATCAATAACTGCATACTTCAAACCCTTCTCATCAAGAAATTCTTTTGCTTTGTCACACCATGGGCAATTCGGAATTGATTGGTGACGGATTATGACATTTCCTCTTAAATTTATATTCATTTTTTCCTTTCACTGGTGGAGAGGGCTGGAGTTGAACCAGCACAGTCTTAGACGGCGGGGTTACAGCCCGTTGAATTCACCATTATTCAGCCTCTCCATATTTGGTCGGCGTGGCAAGACTCAAACTTGCGGCTTCTTGCTCCCAAAGCAAGCGTTCTATCAGGCTGAACTACACGCCGAGTAATACTTGTAAAATTGTCCCAACGATGAATAAGAGAACAAACATACCAATTCCCATCCACATCACTTTAGGCCAGTTAAAATCTTCTTTCATTATGTTATTTCATATAAAGTGTAGATCCAAGTCAATTCTTCACCTTCTTCTATATCTCTTTTGGAAATAATCCAAACAGTATAATCATCTGTCATCTCTAACTTATAACAAGAAGGATTAAAGGAATGATTCCCAAAAGCACCAAGTGGAGTTCTAAAATACCCATGTAATTCCTTTTCATTTGGGATAAAAATCTTGCCAATTAAAGTTCCTGCTTTAATTTTTTTTGTCGCAAACAATCCTAAACCTTGAATTTGAGATGGACCAATCGTAACTCCATCTGGCAATGGTTTATACATTATAAACTTAATCCAGTGATAGATGCAAGATAATTTTTCTCAATCTCACTTTTTGCTTCTGTTTCAACTACGATATGTGATAACGAAATTTGAATAAAATCATCTTTTGCGGCCATCATCCAAGGAACCATCGCAAAACCCATCTGCCCTGGCGTCTGACCTGGCACCGGCGCCATTGTCATAGGTTTTTCAAGAATTATATTATCTCCTTCTTGCCCTACTCTTGCAATGACTTCTTCACCAGTTGTCAGTTTCAATACTTTTACTTCACTCATAAGTGCCTTTTTAAAATTTTATTATATTCTTTTATAGAATGGTCCCTTGCATCAATTTTTGTCACATCACCAATCGGATGATCTTCATCCCAATCTAAAGTTTCAGCATTTATTCTCATACCCCAATGCACATAAGGAAAAGGTGGTAAAAAAGGCACAGGGTCATTTTCTAAATAAACTCTAAAATGTCCATCCATCCATAACTGTTCTGTCATTACGGAAGGAGAACCAAAAGTATATATTTGAACTTCGTATGCATCATCTTCTAACCACAGTCCAAGAATTTGTGCAACCGCTCCGCCAAGTGAATGACCTGTGAGAATAACAGTTTCTTCTAGTGCATGATTCTCAAGTAGGTCATTCCATATTTTCTCGGCTGCAGTTCTAAAACCTCTGTGAAGATCTGCACCAAGTTTCTTATCTTTGAATGGTCTTGCATCAAGATCCGTTAGAACATTTCTTCCATTGTCCGTTCCACGAATGATGACGATTGTAACACCTCTGTCCTGAATGATATCATAAGAAAATTCATTATCTGCAATCTCTTTTCCATCATCGTAAATTCTTTCACAATAATCGGCCATTTCTAACAGAACTTCTATCCCTACTGGTAGATTTTCTTTCGTTCCGTTTGCGCCACCCATACCCAAAAATTGATTTGTAGAAACACACGAATTAAGTAGTAGAAGAAGAATCGCTCCTATTATTATGAATTTCAACTTCATCTTTCTTTCTCCATGCAGTTGCACCTAATATTGCACCGAATGAAAGATGAAACATGGCTCCTGCTTGTAATGTCAATGGTTCCCACCTGCTCGTCTGCATTTTTATTTCATCACTTTCCAATGCCATTCCTATATTCCACATCAGAGGCGCTATGAAAAAATCCACCAGACAGATGAATAGATACACATAGTATGAATGTGTCCTGCAATATTTATGGAGTGTTTCGTTTATTTGTGTCACCTCATACGCTTTCGAGTGTTTTCAATCGTTTGTTGAGCACTTTTGATTTTGCTCTTACGAAGTGATTCCACCTTGTCGGCAGAATCAGTTGACATCTCCTTATCTTCCATAATAGAGATGGTAAGTTCCGCATTTGCTTCGTGTAATGCGATTGTATTCTCAAGACGCCGAATGGCACCTTCTTGACGTTCACGTTTTGTTTGCATAATCTCCTTTGTTATGCGGTTTCAAATTGTTCTGCAACGATTTCACCCATACCATACCGATGCCACTTTTCAATAACAACTTCCAGTTCATCAGCATAATCATTGTATTCGGCGGTATCTCGATTGTCCTCAAGTGCGAGGTTTCTGTATCGTTGTACTGTCCCTCGTCCTACACGAACAAATGAAGTGACCAACCAAGAAAATCCATTCCAAGTTGACTCATACCGAGGCGGATTTCCAAACTCAGCAGTAAAAGCTTTCGGATAAATTTTCTCTGTAGTCCAAGAAGAAACCATCCACTTTCCGCCAGTCCAGAGATAACCAAACTCTAGATGGCTGTTGTCCATCATGTATAACTCAAACTCTTCCATAGAATCAAACATTTCAGGTTCTTCGTTATGAACCGAACCTTCTAATGATTCTTTTAGATTTTCACTCAAACTTGAATAGTAACCCCCGACTGAAACAGCCAGAGCTCTCTCGTCTGAATTGTAGTGTTCCAAAAGGGTCATACCGACACCTGTCTCATATCCATCGTAATGAACATAAGAACTTACGATTGAACCATCACTTCTCAAATACCCAACAACAGAATTAGTACTCATATTATCTCCTTAAAGGGAAAAAAACATTACGAAATTAATATACAGAACAATCGCACTGACTGCCCATCCACTCACACAAAGAACACATTCACGAATCACTTCTTTTTCCATAATCATTTTTAGGAAAGGGGGTTCTCATTCACTCACACTTATATAATATCAAACTGAACTCATGATGTCAAGTTTTTTTCTCAACTTTTTTGCATATTAATCATCATCATCAACCCACGACCAGCTTCTATTGCAGTATCTACAATCCAATCAAGATTTTCTTCGTCATAATTCCATTTCCCTTTGACATATTCCACCAGTTCATCATATTCTGCATCTGACAAATCTTCTATCTCTGGAAGAACCTCTTCAATATCATCTACCGCCTCAAAGAGTTTTTTTACAGGGTCAATAAAATGTCTTGCATCACTCCATGACATTTCACCATCTGCTTTTGCCTTTCCAACTGCTTCTACAAACGAGAATACAAAATCAATAATATCTCTCGTTTCTTCTATACCTTTTTTTTCTTCAGCCATTTCTTTGTTTCCTTTCTGCTTTGCGTTTTAAGATTTTGCGTTTCTTCATTGCGGATTTCAGTTTGAAATCCGATACATTATCTATAAAAAGTTCACCTTCCATATGTTCCATTTCGTGTTGGAAGATGATGGACAACAAACCACGAAAAGTTCCAAGTTGTTCTGTTCCATCTTTGAGTTGAAATTTGGTTCCGATAGTCTCGGCCCTCAAAATAGGCATAAAAAGATAAGGAAAAGAAAGACAACCCTCTTTTTCATAAATCTCTTCGTCACTCCATTCTACAATTTCTGGATTGAATACCACCATAGGATCACCATCAGAAATCATTGCAAAGGCTTTGATAGGCAAACCAATCTGATTAGCAGATAATCCAATGCCATTATAATGAAACATATTATCAATCAAACGTTTCTCAAATTTGTCTGAGTCTTCGTGTGGATTGTTAAAATCAAAACGATGTGGAACCTCTCGCAAAAAAGGGTCTTTTTCATCTATCAAAGGCACAATCAAATCATTCATATTGTTCCTATTTTGCTAAAGTTTTTTTCCTTCACAAACTTAATCGTGTTGAGGAACTTATCATAAAGGATTTCTCCTTTGTGTGAAATCACGAACACATTGGTATTTTCATCCATCGTATTAATAATTTTGAGGAATGCATCTGTTCCATCTGCATCAAGAGAAGAATCAAACACTTCATCCATAATGAGCAAATTGGTGTTGATACTATTTTTGAGTTTTGCAACCTGACGCCATGTGAACAGAAGTGCAAGATCAATCCTCATCTTCTCTCCTTCTGAAAAAGATGAATAGGTAAACACATCACGATATTGAGAGCGAATTGTTTCGTTGAAGTTTTCGTCAATTGAAAAGTTAATGAGGAAATCAAGTTCGTTCAGGTACTTATTCACATATCTGTTGATAATCGGTACATACTGTTTGATAATTTTTGTCTTGATTCCTGTGTCACGCAGAAGTTCATGTGCGTAGTCGTAGAGTTGTTTCTGTTCAGTCAACTTAGCATAATCCTGCAAACATTCTTCAAGATTCTGTTGTAATAATTTTAACTCATCCTTCTCTGTATTGTCAAGTTTTTTCTTGTCTTTAAGTTTTACAATCTCACTTGTGGTTTTCTCTATATTTTCGTCCAATGAACTGATGTAAGATTGTAGGGCTGCAACTTTCTTGTTTTTTTCTACTATTGACTGACCAATCTCTTGAAATTCACGCAAAGTTTGTTCTAAAGAATCTATTTCTGATTGTATGTCATCAATAGCAGTGTCGTATTTCTTTGATTGGTCCATCAATTGTGAATTTCGTGTCTTTTTAAATCTTGCATCAATAGGTTGTTCACATACTGGACAGTCATCATTCTTGGTAAAAAATTCTCGTTGTTTATCCACTTCTGACTTCTTTGTGCCAATCTTGTTTTGAACCTTGTTGTATTCTTTGGTCTTCTTTTTGACAGTATCCTCATTTGTCAATTTCTCTCCCAGAGTTCCTATCTCTACCTGAAGTGCCGCTACTGTATCAGTTTCTTCATTGATTGTCTTTCTGTAATTCTCAATATCTTTTTCTTTTTGTGATATGACTGTCTCATTGTCTACCTTGAGTCGTTCAATATAATCTTCTTGAATCTTAATCTTTTGATTATACAGTCCCTTCTCTACTTCAAGAGTTCCCAAGTCATCTTTCAACTCCAAGTTCTTTTTCTTGAGAACAGTATTCATCGTTGAGAATATTTGTATGTCAAGCAAGTCCTCGACAATCGCTCGTCTGTCTGATTGTTTGAGTTGCATAAATGGCTCAAAACTAGAACTTCCGAGCAAAACAATTTGAGTGAACGATTTGTAGTTCAGTTTGAGAATGACCTTTTCTAGATACTCTTGATAATCTCTGTTATTTGCCAGTTGGTCAATCAACTTACCATTCAGATGAATCTCAAATAAATTTGGTTTCACACCTCTGCGAACCAGAAATTCCTTTTTACCAATTGCAAACTCAATCTCTACCAACAAACCTTTTTCGTTGATTGTATTAATCAACTGGGCTTTATTGATATTTCGGAATGACTTTCCGAAAAGTGCAAAAGTCAATGCATCTAAAATTGTTGACTTCCCAGAACCATTCTCTCCAATGATGAGAGTTGTTGGTGACCTGTCAAAAAAGACAGTTGTTGGATTATCTCCTGTTGACAGGAAATTGGACCAAGAGATTTTTCTAAATGTAATCATTCTGTTTCATTCAATATTTGTGGTTTAGTTCCGTCTTCAAACTGATAATCGGATTCTTTGATTTTGTTCTCTAACACCTTGAGAATGAAATCATTGAGTGTCATTTTGTGTTCATGAGCTGCAAGTGTCAATTGCACGATTGTTTTGTCATCCAGAGCAAGTTCTACATCTACTGTTTCTCTTTCCATTTTTTCTCTCAATTCGTGGTGGTCGTGTAACATATTTTCCTTTATAATGTTTGTTTATCTGAATCCATATTGTCTATTCATACTGTCTCCACTGTCAATGCTTCATTATAAAGATCTTGCATTAATTTATTCAGTTCACTCTTATTGGAAATTTGTAAACTGTCTACACAATTCTCAATCACACTCATCGTATCTTCTACATCTTCCATGCTCTCTAAATCTTCACCCAAATCCTCAATGTCAAAAAGATTGTCTATGATTGAAATATTACCTACTCCAACCTTGATAAGACCATCCATCAGAGCCTCAAACATATATTGATTAGTCTTATTCTTAATGATAATTTTGACATAACAATTTTTGTACTTTGATAAGTCCTGTTCTGGTTCTTTACCATCAGTATCATCATAATAAATCTTGTGAAACATAGAAAAAGGATTTGGTATAAACTCTGTATCCAATGTTTCTGTATCAAAGATGTGAAAACCTCGTTGATCATTATAATCTGTCCATGTTATTTCGTAAGGGTTTCCAAGATAATGAATATTACCTGTGATAGAATGGTGATGAAAATGTCCACTGAATACCTTACGATAGGCCTTGAATAAAGATTGAGAAAATCCTTCTGTACATATGGAACCTTTATTGTGTTCAATTCCTTCTAGATGCAAATGTCCAAACACAACTGGACATCTTGACTTTTCAAGTAACGACATTGATTGTTCAAGATTATCTTCACATATCCAAGGAAGAATCAGGCTTTCTATATTTCCCAACTTCACAACTGATGGGTCTGAATAAATTGTTACATTATCCATTCCCTTTGTCAATTCTTCTATAGAATTTATTTTGAGAGAATTCTTAAAAAATGAATCGTGATTACCAACAATAATTTTAATATTTCCACCCATTTCTTCAAGAGGGCGAAAAAACATCTCTTTCCATGAATTGAGAGTTCTATAATTGATAAATTTTCGTCTATCAAACATATCACCCAAATGAATTATATCAGTAATTCCTCTTTCTTTTAAAGTAGGAAAAAATACATTTTCATAAAACTTTTGAAAGAAGTTTGCGAATATAAGACTGTCATTTCTTGCACCAGCGTGTGTGTCCGTTATAAGTGCATATTTCATGCAGGAAGTTCCTCGTTGAGATAGGTTGTTAAAGGAGACAATTTTGTTATTTTTGAATCTGAAATTTCTTTGGCCCTTTTCTTTTTCCTTTTCTTCTCTTCAAAAGTAAAAATAAAATCATATATTGTAGCACGTTTATCTGTCGTGAGAGGTGAGGCTCCAGTTGAAATAAAATCTTCTGACCCCATAGAACTAGTATCAGAATTATCTTCCAACGAATCAAATTCATTCATCGTCTTGTACTTGATGTACAACTGTTTCTTTTCTTTCTCTATTCTCCGTAAAAATGCGTAATAAATGATTTGAGTGAAGTATGCGAAAGGGTTTTGTGATTTCTCTGGATTAAAATTGTTCGCATACATGACACAATTTTCTATCCCATCACTTACCATTTCTTCACGAAATGCATAATTGATAAAATTTGGACGATGTGATAATTTCTCTGCAATTTTCAAAAAACATTCTCCTGCATAATCTGGGATTGGTGGTGGCTCAATATCATTATCTTTAGCAACTAGATATTGTTCACGATATTCACTCATAACCTCAAGGAGTTTAGAATTATCAACATAATGTTGTTTTTTTCTTGGCACTGGGTTCCTTTCATAAGTTTAATCATACAATACCATTATACATGTTTATGAACCAAATGTCAAGTATGTTTTTTCTCTTGACATTTGTGCCACAGATGATATAATAAGACTGTAGTCTTTAAGAATAATAGTATATACAGAGAATATTAGTTAATCATCATGTTCTTGAGCATCTCTTCTGATACGAAATCCTCTTGATGTTCATTCACTTCTTTTAGAATATCATCATAAATTTCACTCATCTTCTTTGAAAGAGAGGCCATGGTGACGATGTATTTGGCGGATACAGGAATGGAATTGTCTTCTGTAAAGGGAATCCATTTGGTAAAACGAACGCCATCTTCACCTTCTTCGTCTAGGATGTGAGATATTTTGATTGGGTGTTTGAAATGGAAAAATCCTTCTTTTGGTTTTTCTAAAATTGTAAGAAGTTCATCTCCTGTAGAAAGTTTGACATATTTAATATTTGGACCCATATTCATCCTTTGATTGGTATGGTGTATATGTGATATGGAAATTGTTCTGAACTATAAATCTTTACTCTTTCCATAAAGTGATTGAGAGTATAGTTTTTCCTCTCTTTAAATGTTAGGTCATCTGCGATGTCGTAAAGTGAAGCTGTTGTCTTTGTATCTGATTTTCGCAGGCCTCTTCCTATTGATTGTAAATTTCTTATACGTGATTTAGAAGGAGAAGCGAAAATGATGTTATGAAGATTCTTAATATCGATTCCTGTAGAGTATACACCATAGCTAGCACAAATGACTGCATCTTTTTCAGTTTCAATAATAGACCTGACCTGTTCTCTTGATTCTGCATCAGTACCACCATATACAAAGAATACTTTTCTTGAGTTGTCCAGTTTATCTTGCAACATATCATACAAAATGTTGCCGTGTTTTTCTACTAATTGAAATAATACGAGTGAATTACCTTTCAATCCGTCTACTAGGTTACAAATATACTTATTTCTTTCAGGATGACTCACCAAAAAATCAATCTCTTCTTGATAGTTCAGTTTTGATACAATCATAGCCGATTCTTTGGAGTACTTCAGAACTAGACATCGAATGTTTATTTCTGAAAGTGTCTTTTTCTTGATAAGTTCTTTTGTTGACGTAACCTTTTTTACTGGTCCGAAAAGTCCTGTGAGAATCAACTTGTGTACCTCTATTTCGTCTAATGTTCCTGTTGTCCCAATACGATAAGGAGCATTCACTAGGTTTTTCATTATTTTTGTAAGTGACTTTGCTTTATACAAATGTGCTTCGTCACCAACTACCACCTCAAAATCATTAAAGAAAGATTTTTCAAGTTCGTATAATGATTGCCAAGTTGAGATGATTACTTCCTTGTTTGTCTCCTTCTCCTGTCCACCATAGATTTGATGAACATGATTCTTTACATTAAAATCTTTGTCTGAATAAACATCAAAATCAGAATACATTTGATACACAAGTGACAGAGTAGGTACAATTATCAACATCTTTCTTGGAAAATAATATCGCATCAAGTAATAGATGATGAGTGATTTTCCAGAAGCTGTGGGTGATAGTAAAAGACATCTTCGTTGGTCTATTGCATATCGTATTGCATTACTCTGATAGTCTCTCAATTTATATTCACAAGGAAATGATGTGAGAAACTGAAAATAATCTTCGTTTGCAATTTGTTGATATTTAGATACAGTATAGTCTTTTATTCTGTATTCTCTATCATTTGCAAATCTATAAATCTCCTGTTTTAGTCCTGTATAAATCTTTCCACTATCGTAATTAAAAAGATAAACATATCCATCCCATTTCTTCGCACGAAACATAGGCATGAATTGATAGTTATTTGGCCGAAAACGAAAATAATGATTCAGTTCCATCTTTAGAGATGGTTCACACGAAATCTGAATATAGACATTATCAACAGGATTGATTTCTAGTTCCATTATTATCCAAGTCCGGCAACAAACTTCCTCCAATTTATTGCGTTGTTGATATGGAAACTTCGGTTCTCAATGATTGATAATACCTTACTCAAATACTCTACTTTCGCTTCCTGCTCGTTAAGAATCTTTTCTGCTTTTTGTAATGGTTCATCGGCAGCAACATAATACTTTTCAAGTTCCGTCTTGGATAGTCGTATGTTGTGTTCTGGGCCTTTACCATTTTTAGAAATCACAACTTCCCATCTTTGTTGAAACAACACCTTCCAGTGTGTCTTCAAATCAGAAAGTTTGCGTTTTTCTTTACTATAAATGTTTAAATATTTCTGATGAAGATTGGGTATCTTCAACGATTCATTATCTAAATTTGTGTCATCAATATGGGAATCATTCTCCCACATTGTCATTATTTCATCAATTGTCATAAATTATATAGTTAGTTCAATTATCAAGTAGATTTTTAATTTCATAGTTTACATAACGAAATGTAGCAGTTGCAACAAAATATTCTACATCTGCAACGGAACTGTCAAATTCAATAGACGATACATTAATTGGAAATGCATCGTAAAAATGAAACTCCATTTGAGGATTCATTGCACTTGTTAGAAGTGTAAGAACAATAGTGGAAACTGTCCCACCTCTTGCAGTTGGATTTGAGCCACCTGCTTTGAGTTTGCGATATTTCTCTTGTCCTTCTGCGAGCCCAAGTGCTATGATTCGGTCATAAATTTCTGTCCAGTTTTTCATATGTTCGTCTACAATAAAACGGATAGACAACTCTTCAAAATTCACTCTCGAACCAGCTACAGGAATAGTTGCGGTTGGATTGAAAATCTCTATTGCATCTATTGAAACGCCTGGAATGTTTGCTGCCTGACAAAACCATGTCATATGCGGAGCATCTTCCATAGTCAGACGAAAACTGATATTGGAGAGATAGTTTAAATTATCGGGTACTTTATTTGATGCACTCATATTATTATTTATTCAGTAAATTTTCAAACTCTATGTAGTTTAAGTGTTTTCCAACGTGATATATTTTATTATCAAATTCTTCTTTTATTCTTTTATGTTGAACAATCCAATTTTCTCTGTCAAATTGTGTGTCTTTTTTTGAATTAAAATATTGATTGGCTTCATGAATATCCGAAGCATAATTATAATGTTTTGTACCTAAAAAAATATTATCTGCTGTTCTATCTAGGTAATAATCAAATCCAATACAGTATATGTCTTCTTTGGGATACATCATACATGCTAACCTTATCGCAGCCGTACCAGTGGTATAAGAATTTTCAATATCATCTCCCCACCAATCTATTTTTTCAGATAATTCTTCATCTCCTACCCAATATATACAGGCTTCATTGAAATTTACTTCTATTGTGATAAAGTTATTTGTTTTGGGGGTTGTTTCATAAATTTTATATCCAGAAGGATACATTGAACGAATCATGTCATAATGAAAACTTGGAATTTTATCAAAAGATTTAAAAAAACATTTATTTTTCTTGGAATAACCAGAAAAACAAATATCCCAAGTCATAGGATGATCACCACATATTAAGTAAGTAGGTGTATAATCTCGATATATGGCATTACATCCATATGTTATATGTCCATTTAATTGATTTAAATTGAATACTGACCTTGAACGACCATTTCCAATAACAACTATCATTTTAACCTCACAAGAAAATGACAACAAACAAAAAAGGGAGAGGATTTTGACCTCTCCCTTTGAAATCCCTACTATATGTAGGTACTGGTTTACATCAAGTTAGCAATTCTGCACTTTCTGTAATACTCATTTTGCTCTGCGGCAGCATTGTCAGTTACACCTGTCATCCTACCATTACCAACAGTAGTACCCTCAGCAAATGGATTTGCAACCATACCATATCGTGTTTTGAAAGCGATACGTGGTTGGAAACTTGCACTATCAACTGCACGAACCATTTGCAATGGAACGTATGGGCAATAGAAAATACCAGCATCCATTGGAGATGCACCTTTATAACCTACTGTGTAATATTCTGCAGCATTCTTAGCAGCAAAAGGATCAACATACACTTTATAACGTCCATTAAGAACACCAGCAAAAGTGTTTGATGCTTCATCAACATTGAGGTTTGTACTCATTGAAGGAGCGTAGTCAAGGACTCCGGCCATCTGAAGTGCAGATGCAACGTCCGAGGATGTGATAATGATGTTTCCTTTACCTCGGCGAGTTCCCTTAGCAATGGAATTAGCATCACGCTCAATGTGCATCATAAGACCTTTGAACTTTTCAACCATCCAACGTCCGTTAGAATCTGTGTCAAGGTCAAATACACCAGTATTTGTGGAAGGTGTGTCACTAATCTTTGCGTTGATATAAATCTTACGAACAACCTCACGATTGATTTCTGCAAGAATTTCAGCGGAAAGAATATTTGCAAGTTCGCCTTCAGCATCAAGTCCGTGTACTGCACGTAAATCTTGAGCAAGTTCCATTGAATAGGAACCTTTGAGTGCTCTTGTTCCTGCGGCCACTGAAACTTTCTCAATGGAAAAAGACATTTCTTGACTAATATCAGCTTCACCAGTTGCTACAGTATCAGCACCACCAGATGAATAAACAGTTGCAGTAGCATTTGCAGATCCATCTGTATGAATCAAGAGGCCTGGTGTATCAACTGCATCACCAGTTGCATCACCGGCAGCACCCGATAATGAAGTTAATGCTTCGTCATAAAGTGCTTCTGCACCGGCTTGTGTTCCAACACGAGCACGTAATGCGAAAATAAGTCCAGTAGGACCAGACATTGGTTGAACACCACAAATATCATAAGCGATAAGTTGTGGCATTGCACGGCGAACCATACTGATAAGAACTGGATCGGCAAAATCTACTCCGACTTGTCCTGCATCAGTACCACCAGCTGCACCAGATCCTACGGCTGTAGTAGTACCCATAACAGAAATTGGAGTTGCTTCTGAAAGAAGACCCCCACCTTGTTGATCTTGAGCGAATTGTTTTTCAACATTCTCAAGACATAAAGCAGTTACCGCTCTTCGATGTGCATCCTTAATCTCTGGAAGATCGGGATGGTCAAGAACAGGCGCCCACTTTTTGTTAATTTGTTCTGCGAGTTGCATTTTAAAACTCCTGTTTTGTTTTAAAAACTATGTAAAAAATTACTTACGAGCAATTGCTTTGCTGTAAGCTTCCATGATGTTATTCATTTTAGGAGATTCTTCTGAAACCTCTTCTTCTGAAACAACATCTTCTTGTTCAATATTTTCATCCTGTTTAACTTGATTAGGGAAATAACTCTCCTTAATCATTTTTACCTTATTCTCAAAATCATCTGCATTTTCCTCGTAAGTCACTCCATCAACCAAAGATTTCATTTTCTCTGCTTGTGTGTCTGCAAGGTCATCGCATACTTCTTCGAGAATTTTATTTTTGCGATAATCATTGAGTTCGTCTTTAGTTTTGACGTTCTCTTCGATTTGAGAATTTAATTTCTCTTCTAGTTCCTCAACTTTGTCAAAAAGGTTCTCTACAATGTCAACCTTTTCATCTGGAACTTCGATATAATGTTCGGTGAACAGATTTTTCAATCCACCCATGAACTCTTCTGTAATTTCGCTTCTCAAGGAACTCTCAAGTGCAAGTTCGTTTTCTTTCATCCACTCTTCAACTACGTAGTTGAGGTATCCGTCAACTTTTTCAGTCAACTCATCACGGAAAGAAACGATTTCTTCTTGTAAGTTTTCTTGAAATTCTTTTTCGAGTTCGTCTATTTTTTCACTCGAAACTTCCATTACTTTTTGATGTACTGCTGCTTCGAAAATTGTTGCTGCTTTTGACTTGAATTCTTCGGAAAGTTCTTCTCCTTGAACCAAAGCAGCAATGTCTTCTTTGACATTAATTTCAGGTATTGCAACCTTCACTTTCTTTTTCTTTTTACCGATTGCAATCTTATCACCTTCTGGTGATGCATCATCGGGTTCTTCTCCACCCAAATCTTCTGCTTCGATTACATCTAATAGGTCTTTGAAACGTTTTGAAACTTCTTCTTTTTTCAATCCGTTTACTTTGTCAAAAAGTTGTTTGATCATTGCAGTTTTGGTTGAAGGAACCCGAATCTCTTCAATATTCTCTTCTTCCACAGTTTCTTCTGCAACCTGCTCTGGAGCTTCAACAAGTTCCTGTTCTTGCTCAGTCTGTTCCAGAACTTCTTCTTGGTTATTAATTTCTTCAGTCATTGAAACTCCTAAAAATTTTTATAAGTAGTTCGTGTCTGTTAATATTTATAAAACTTAAAGATTAGACAATAAATTTTTGAATTCTTTGAGTTTTACTTCTTCAAGTTGTTTTGAAGATGCTTTTTGAATGTTTTGTTTTGCACGTTCTACATCTTGTGCTTTTAACAAACCATTTTCCCAAATCCATTCCACACCTTCCATAATACCTTCTACGAAAGCATTAGGTGCGGATGGATCTGCGACAATATCAGCAGCAGTTGCAAGATAGAAATCATCTTGAACAATCTGTACTTTCTTGTCTGCTTTCAGTGTTCCCATACCTCTTGAGGAAACACCTAATCTTGCACCTTCATCAATCAAACTTTTTACAATCTGACCATTCGGTGTATCAAGAATCTTTGCTCGTCCGATAAAGTTTTTTCCATCCTCTACCAATTCTGTAATCATGTGTGAAACTTTGTCAAGATTTACAGTTGGTCCGTCTGGATGTCCCAATTCTCCAAAGGCACGTTTTGGTTCTACGTATTCTTTATTATATCGCTTTACTTCTTTTTGAAGAATTTCTTTTGGATAGATTCGTCCGTTTTTGTTTTTCTGTTCGGACTGCATGAAAATACCTTCAATAAAATACTGTTTCTTTCCTCCTGCACCTTCTTCAATAAGTTCATAATCTACTGATTCTGTTAACTCGCAGATTAATTTCATACTTGCCTTTATTTTGCGTTACTAAATGCAAAATCTAAAACTTTCATGAAAGATTTGGTATCTTTATTCATGTTCATTTGCATTTTTTTCTTGTTAGAAGAATTAAGTGAATCGTAAGTTTTTAATAATACATTAGCCGAATCTGGGTCAATTGGAACTTCTGTCCCAGAATCAAACTTTATGTTCATTTCTTTTTTCTTTTTGGAAATGGTTCGTAACATATCAATCACATCTTCACCCAGTATAGTAGACATTTTTGTAAACTTATTTTGTTCCATTTTAGGTGCAACGGGCAACCCCAAAACTTGTTTAAATTCTTTTAGTGTTTTCATTATCCTGTCCAACCTGTGTCTTTTTTCATTTCTAAACAAATATATCCAGTTGCATTTACTGAAACACATTCAATATCTGCTGATGTTGCGGTTGTGTTGGTTGCATTATTATAAATCATTGGTCCATCATAGTAACCTGTTCCTGCAACACGAATTGCAGTAGTATCAGAACTTGCGCCCTTGAATTCAATTAATGCAGAACCACCATTTGCAGCCGATGCAACCAATCCCCACCAAACTCTACTGATATTTAATTTAGCACCATTTGCAAAATTGTTTAGTCCATCGGCATCTAATGCGGTTGCTGAAGCATTATGAGCATCTATATCCAATAAAACTGTTACTGTTCCCCCTCCTGCATCTACATCTCTAAGGGTTCTTGTTGCGAATGCCATTTCATACCTCCACTTGTTCTGGTTCTACCTCTGGTTCTGCTTGGATTTCTTCTTCTGGTTCTGTTTCAACTTTGTCTGTAAACATAGTATTAGAAACCTCTTGTTTCTTGGTTGCGAGCATATCTACTACTTTAGAAGAAATAAGTTGATTGAAAGCATCATTTACTTTCAAGGGGTTATTTTGCATTGAATAATCTATTAAATCTACAGTCTTAAATTCTTGTTGTTCTGACATAATCCTCCAAAAAATTGTCTATTAATATTTATAAAACTAGATGTCTTCGTCTTCTGAGTCATCTGATTCACTATCAAGTTCACTTTCAATTCTTTCGTTTTCCAACTGCGCTTCTTCTTCATTTTGTCTAAGTATGTTCGTCCTGAACCATTCTTTTGAATAATATTTTCCTACAAAATCTTCCATATCTCTTGCAAGAGTCATTCTTGCAGTCATTATTTCTTGATGTTTTAATTCTGTGTAGAAATGATCTGATGTAAAATTGTATTGTATTTTGTCTCTAATTTTTGACCAATCGGCAGAAGTCATTACATTTTTCAGTATCAACTGTTTTTCCATCACCTCTTGAAACAATGAAGAAAATCTTATCTGAAGTTTATTGACAAATTTACTGAATAATAGTTCGTCCCTTGTAATTTCACTTTCTCTTCCAAGAGAAAATCCCGAATCTGCTTCTAGTCGTGAAACAGGAACGTGCATGGCTTTGTAAAGTTTTTTCTGAAAATAATCTACGTCATCTAATTGTCCAAGATTTTCACCGCCGGGGAGTGTGGTAATTTCTGTTCCTCTCCCACCTTCTCTTCGTGGCAACCAGTAATCCTCTAACATTGATTGATGTCTGCGGTCATCTCTAACTTCTCCTGTGTCGGAATCATAGACTAACCGATTCTTGTATCGTGTCATAATGTCACGAATGTATTGTTCTGCTTTGACTTTTGGTAGATTTCCTACGTCAATGTAAAAAATTCTTCGTTCTGGTGCTCTTGATATGCGATAAATGACGATTGCATCTTCAACCATTCGTAATTGATTGAGAGGTTTGATTGCCTTGTGAAGATAAGACAATACTTGTTTTTTCTTTGGATCAAGAAGTCCAGATGTACAGTATGCGATACTGTCCTTGGAAATGAGAATACCTTGTTGGTGTTGATTATTCATTCCAGCTGGATTGTACGTGAATATCTCATCAACCTTTACGTTGACAGTATCTTGTGGTGTTTTTTGTTTGTTGACATGATTGACTTTTTTGATTTTTGTAGCATCTAAACTTCGCAATTCAACAATACCTCTTGATGGATCATTTTCATCAATCATGATGTGATAGTATAATCTTCCTTCCACATACCATCTGCGGAAAATCTCATGTCCGAAATTATTGAAGTTCAGTAAGTCAAGGACAACATCAAACTCATTTCTTATTTTTGTCTTGATTGATTCGGTAAGACCTGTATTATCAAGGAGAATATTTACTGGTCGTTCGCCTTTTCCTGCAACAATTGCTTCGTTTACAATATTCTCTATTGCAATTTCACAATCTGAAAGTGAGGACATTTCACGATATTTGAAGATAAGATCAACATCACTTTTATATGCACCCTCCATGTTGAGGTAAGAACCATAGGCTCCTCCCCCAGCAATCATCATAGAACCATCTTCATTTTCTGGAAGTGCAAATGCAGGAACTTTTGCATTTGGTTGTTCTTCACTCTTTCTTTCAATTTTGAAACCAAATATTTCAAATGCCATTATTTAATCTCCCAAATAAATGTAGGTTGTCTTGATTATGTATTACTTGTGATTGTTGTTGATTCCCAATAGTCATATGTCCAAGTGCAAGTAAATTCTTCTATTTCTCCTGCACTCCAATCTAAAGTAATTGGAGACAGAGCTGTAGGAAAAGCATTGAAAAATTTATAAGATTTCAATTTATTTCCTTGTTTTCCAAATTGAGTAACTGTCAATTCTTTTTTATATTTTACATTGTCACCTTCTGCAATACCAAAGTTACTGTCTCTATTATTTAGTTTGTGTCCAGACACTAAATTCATCCATTGTTCCAATGCATTTCTAATACCAAAATCTTCATCGTTAATGATGGTAGTGTCCCAAGTATCAAAGGTTCTATCGCCTGCAACTTTGATTGACTTCCCATGAAAAAATACTTCATGAGAGCCAATATTAGATGCAGGAATAGATGTACCTTTTATAAGGAATTCTGAACGTGTAGGTGGATTGGTTACATCCGTTGGATAGAGAAGTTCAACTATGAACAGGGAAGGGCGTGCCCCTCCCTGTTGTAAATTAGATTTGAACTCCGTGACTGAAAAAGCCATTCATTTTAAACTCATTATTGCACGCCATTAATCAAGGAATTATTTTCCTCTGCGGATGCTCCATGACTCCAATAGTCAAATGCCCAAGTTACTGGATATTCTTCTACTGCATCACTAGACCAATCAAGAGGAATTTCTCCAAGTTCTGTCGGCCAAAGATTGTGCATTTTCCATGAATGTACATCATCTCCTTTTACACCAACCTGTGTGACTACTGCACTGCCAGGTGTATTGGTTTGTCCAAAGGCACCAGATCTTGTACCATCTAAATCGCCCGATAATCGCCTCATCCAATTCATAATTTTGATACGAATTGCAAAATCTTCATCGTTAAGAATTGTAGTAGTCCAATTATCGTAAGTACGAAAACCTGTCATTTTATAAGCTCTTCCTGCATAATTTATAGGTAAAGGAGCAATATTTGCTGCAGGAATAGCTGCAGCTTTAACAAGAATATTTTCATTATCTGAAAATGAGTTTGTACCTTCCCCATCATTGATTAAAATCTTAAACAATGCTGGTCTTGCACCACCTTGGACATTTTGTGCAAAAAGGTTACTTTTGAATTCTGTTACTGTGAATGCCATTGTTGTTATCCTTTATGCAAAAGTGTAGTAATTATAAGTCCAAGTTACATCAAATACTTCAATATCACTCGCCGTATCGTAACTTAATGCTATATCTCCAATTGTACTTGGCCAACAATCAACAAATTCAATTTTATGAATTGGTGTTGAACTACCAGCTTTACCATATTGGTTAAGTTTGACCGTTCCTGCAAAACCATTTGAAGTAACATGTCCTTCATTCATTTTATTTTGGGTGGTTTTGTTTATTTCATCCATCCATTGTTCTAATACAGAACGTTCTTCTCCACCTTCTGTCATGATGATTGTAGTACTCAAATCTCCAAAAGTCATGTCGCCTGGAATTTTGACAACCCTACCAAAATATTGTCGTTCAATTGGTGTAATTGTCAAAGGTGGTAGTGCAGATACGTTACATACAAATTTAATATTATTTAAAGATGATACTCCTGCCGCCACCTTTGAAACCTCAAGGTCAAATAGACTTGGACGGGCGCCCCCCGAAGCGAGCGCACTTTGAAATGTTGATAAATTAAATGCCATTTGATTTCTCCGATTTAAATCGTTTTAATTATTTATATTAAAATGCACCTACGACTTCAGAGAACTCAACACCAGAACGAACTGCAACAAAATTCAACTGAATGAAGTTGATAGCTCGTGATGGTTTGATATAAATATCTCCCCTAAACTGATTTGAGTCAACAACTTGTGGTGTATTGTTTGAGGCATCACACACAACACGAAAATCTGTAATACCACCTCTACCCTGAATATCACGGAGAAATGGTTCCACGATTGAAACAAATTGTGAACGTGTAAACTCATCATTGAATTCAAATAACTGGAATCGTGCTGCATTCGCAATTGCTTTTTCCAGAAGAATAAACAATCGTCTTACATTAATACGATCAAATGCAGATGGTTTAGTCAGTTGTGTTTTATCACCATAAAGAATTGTTCCTTCGCCTGGGAAGGTAACAACTGGATTCACTTGACTAGAATACAACTTATCTCTTTCAGCTTGTTTTGGATTATAAGGAAGTTTTACAACACCCTTGATTTGTCCTCTAGTGAAACCACCTGGCGAGAAGAAAGGATCTCTGTCAGCATCTGTTCTTGCACAAAGTCCAGCAATGTCACCATTTAATGGGACATAACGAAACTTATCATTATGTTTATCATACTGATACTTCCAACCAGAATCCATGACTGCATAAGATGTATTCATATTTACAGTATCCCGATAATCAACAACATCATCTGTAGCAGTTGAGGAATCGGTGTTATTAACAACATCTGCTTTTTCTGGTGAGAAGAAAACAACGCAATCTTTTCGTGATTCTGCAATATTATTAATTATGTGTCTGACTACTGTAGAACCATGATTTGCAGTCGTTATTAAAGAAACGTCTGTATCCTCTGCGGATTTCATTTTATCGTATGCACGAATAAGATCTGCATCAGAAGGGTCACTACCATCTGTTCCGCCTTGAAAACTTGTAGAAAGAGGAGTATGAGGCATCATAAATGCGTTATTTGCAGTACCACCTGTGATATTCTGTGCAAGAGCTGCGGTAGATGTAATTCCCCATCCATGAAATGTTCCACTTCCAGTTCCACTTGTTAGAGTGATAGTTGCACCAGAACCAGTATCAAGTGTTTCTGTGCCAGTTGTTCCGTCTATATTTGGAATATTAAAAATAGGATGATCTGCAAACCAACAATATTCTGAATTTTTATTGAGATAATTCGCATAGAAGATATTTTCTCCATCAGCACCCTTTGCATCTTTAATGACAGAAAGGTTTCCGAAGGCTTCTACGACTTCATTTTTAGTTCCTGTCCAATCTCCATCTTCGTCAACGATTGCAACATGAATCTCATCTAATTCAAGACTCTTGTCTTCTGCAAAGGCTGAAGTTGTTGGTGCTCCTTCAGAAAATGCATCTGCATATTCCCATTTTCTTTCGTATGCGGCGGTTGCATTGACTCCGATGAATTTTTCAGAAACAGTTAAACTTGTGTCACTTGCGATAGCAGAAATTTTTCTTTCTTCTCCACCCACTATAATTAAATCTCCAACTACAAATTGTGCAGAGAAAACTGTCGCTGTTCCTGTTACAGTAGTAGAGTCAGCTGTAGTTGTTACTGTACCGGCCGTGTCTGAAGATGATTGACGATAAACTGATCGTTTTCTACGTGTAGTTGCAGCTGCAGTACTAATATCTGCTTGTGTTCCAGATATTTCTTCACCTGTAGCTGCAGTGTCAGAAGTAACTGCTGTGATCACAATACCAGTGTCTGCTCCTGTGATATCTATAACATCCCCTACTCGCAATTCATCGCCAAAATTTGTAGTAGTACCAGTGAGAAGACTCCCTGATTCATCCCATTCAACTGTACCTGTTAGAGTTGCGGATGGTCGATCAGCAGGACACCATGAAATTTTGAATGTGTTTCCAATTACACCTGCCCATTTTGCGGCTACTGATGCTGTCCAACTTGTAGCATTAGAACCACCAAAATCTGAGTCATAAGTATTATAATAATGTTCCGATGTTTTTACCTGAACATTTACATATGCACCAGTATTTGCAGTTGCATTTTTAGGTGCAGCGGTTTCTGATGAAGTTGTATTTGCTGCACGAACTACATTTATTGCATTTGAATAAGACAAGAAATTAGCAGCAGTAAAAAACTGTTCGTGATTATCATCATTTGGTTTTTGGAAAACCTCTACCAGATTATCTTCGTCTGTGATTAACATTACTTCTTCAATTGGACCCCAGCGAAACCTTCCTGCTAATCCACCAGTTGAAGTTGCAGCGGCGACCACTACATTAGTTAAATCAATTTCAGAAGTATTTACGCCTGGACTTACTAGAAAGGCCATTGTTATCTCCGTAAAAAGTGTGATTTTTGAGTTTTAAAGTATCATTACTCTCGAAATATTTATAAATATTAGTATCTGGTGAATAATATTTAGTGTGTAGTAAAGATGAAATTTCCTCAAAAAGCTATTAATAGATTCAATGCTAAAGTCAATAAAACCGAAAATTGCCATATCTGGAATGCTGCTAGACAGAAACAAGGGTATGGTATGTTCTCTTATGATGGCAAATCGTTACCAGCACATCGTTTTGCATATCTACTTCATAATGGAAATATTGCAGAAAATATGGTCGTTCATCAAACCTGTGAAAATAATGCGTGTGTAAATCCAGAACATCTCGTTCTTCAGACCAAAAGTCAAAACAAAAGAAACTACAATTCAGTTCGTGTCAGTAAAGAGATGGTAGAACGAGAAAGTGTAAAATATCTTTTTCGTTTGAGGAATCTCCGGCCGGATTTGGAAAAAGAGATTGATAATCTTCTTCAGTATCTCATAACCAATAAACAAGAGGAAGAAGATGATTTTGGATTTTCTAAAGAAACAGAAGAAAATTATATCTAGTAGAGTTCTTTCTGCCATTCTTCACCGGCAGGAGTCCAAGTACTATTATCGCCTGGAATGGAGAATTCATCTGGGTCGTGTCCATCTTCTATGATGCCAAAGGGAACAAGTTCTTCTTCAATCATTTTCATTTGCTCTGCAAACATCTTTTCACGTATATTTTGGTCCGTCAACTCCCTAAAGTATCTTTGTTGAACCAACCAAGAAAAGATTACACAAGTCATCACCAAGTCATCGTGAGTTCCATCGTCGGCTTCCCAAGATGTATTTTTTGCGATAAAAGTTGTTAATTCTGAAATCGTATCAAAATCATCAATCAAAAGGTTATCCTTCTCAATCAAATCTTTGAGAGTTGCACAACCAATTCGTTTGACTTGTTTTGTGGTTCGTATTCCCATAGAGACATTCTTTGAGAAACCACTTCCGATTTGTTGGCCATTTCTACCGTGCATCGTAACCATCATCATGTTTTCGTATTCTAGGTCATGATAAAGAATATCGGTAACTTGTTGTCCTATGTCATTGACTTCCACCAAAACAAATGCTTCGTTGTATTTCAGAGCCGTCGTGTAAATGATGTTTGGGTACAACATTGGTGAAATATCATTCTTACGATACTTCGCAACCTGACGATAGGGTTGTTTGGAAACATCAAAAACAGAAAAGGCAGAATAATCAAGACCAACACCTCTTGCAACGTCACAAACCATCACGTAAGTATGATTGTGAACTGGTTCTTGATAAACGTCCAACCCCTCGTTAAAGAAAACAGGTTTCTTGAAAGGCATCGACATAAGTTTTTCAGTAGAGATGAGAGTGTTTGAACTCCCTAAGAACGAGCAACTAAACTCTTGTTGAAACTGTCTTTCACTTGTATTCCTTATCGTATCTTCTTTCCACTTTTCATCTCTGCCTGGAACTTGTGACCAATGAACACTAATTGGTGTATAATCATTATTTCCTTCTTCTGCATCTGTCCAAAGTTTATAAAACAAATTCATGCCATTTGGAGTAGAAACAATGAATACTTTGGTTGTCTGTCCAGATGAAATTGTGGGGTAAACAGAACTAAAAAATTCTTCTGAAATGTTTTGAGGTACAAACGCAAATTCGTCTAGAAAAATGATGTTAAAAGAACCACCACGAATCGCAGAACCAGATGTTGAACTTGCAAGAATCTTGGAGCCGTTTTCAAGTTCAATATTTCCTTTGTTCCAAATCAAAATCCCTTGTTGCAACCATTTTGGCATATATTCGTATGCAAGTTGCAATCTTCCAAGAAGTTCCATTGCAGTTGTCTTTTTGTTTGCAAGAATTGCAACGGATACGTTTTCGTTGAAAAGAATATAATGGAGTAGGTATGCAAGAATGGTAGTTGACTTGCCCGACTGTCTTGCCATTTTACAAATCACAAATCGATTATTATGAAATTTGTCAATCATTTCTGACTGATAATCTCTCACATCAAAAGGAATCAGTCCTTCATCAACGGATACAATTTTTATGTATTGTCGTGAAAAGTGTTCTGGATCTTCTTTACACTTGATAAACTCTTTGATTTGTTCCTCTGTGAAATCTTGAGGAACATATGCAGCCTTGAGTTGGGGATTACCCAGATAAGTTTCGTGTTGAGGCATTATTTAACCAAGAGCAATTGCCATTGCAGTTGAAGTTGCATCTGTATAAGCCTTGATGGATTGTTGAGTTGCAAGTTGTGTTGCAGAATCAGACGCCATATTGTCTTCATCTAACACGGCCGTTCCACTTACATCTGTATTCAATACTGGACTCGTAAGTGTTTTATTTGTTAATGTTTGAGAATCAGTAAGACCAACTACATTACTTCCGATTCCATCTAATCTATTTAATTCCGTTGTAGTAATATCACTTGCTGAAATTACACCTGTGCCATTTGATACTAATGCACGACTTGCGGTTGTAGTTGCTAATTTTGAAAGTGCAATTGCAGCTCCAGATGCTACACTTGCATTGACAACTGCATTGGATGCTAATTCATCTGCACCAACTGCATCATCTGCAAGCATAGAATTTTCAACAGCTCCTGCTGTAATTGTAACCACTCCACCATTTGTCATAGTTACATCACCAGAAAGAGCGAATGCACCAAATCCTGTTCCGTCACCGATTACAATTTTCGTATCTGCTACTGTAAGTTCTGACAAATCACCAGAACTAGCTGCATCTCTCACCAATAATGAATTAGCCGCAACATTTTGCATTTTTGCAAAGGTCACTGCATCGGCTGCAATTGTTTGTGCTCCATCAGCAGAAGATGTTACATCACCTGAATGATTTGGATGGGTGTATGCATTTGCACCATCTGCAACATTGAGCATGGTTCGTAAATTTGTTGGTGTGATTTCTTCTATTACACCTGCTCCAGCACTATCTCTTCCAAGTATTCTATCAGTTGTAGAAACATTTTGTATTTTAGCATAAGTTACTGCATCGTCTTCAATCATTGCAGTTTCTATTGCATCTGTTTGGATTGTAGAAGTACCAGTAACATTTCCAGAACCAGTAAAGGATGCTGAAGTCCAAGAAACATCACCTGTCATTCCTATGGTTCTACCAGTTGCAAGGGCTGTTGCAGTATCAGCATTCCCAGAAGTGTCTTGAGTTCCAGAAGTATTCACTCCAGGCAAATTTATATTTGCAGAACCATCAAATGAAACACCTCCGATTGTCCTTGCAGTTTCAAGTGCAGTTGCAGTATCAGCATTTCCTGTTACATCACCTGTGACTGCACCCTCAAGATTTGCAACAATCGTTCCCTTTGTTCCAGAAACAACCTCTGAACTAATCGTTGCATCTGGAACAAAGGTAAGTTTTCCAGCAGAATCATCGAATCCAACAAATGCAGTTTTTGCAACAGATCCATTATGATATTGCATTGCGAGTCCAACATCTTTATTTGTGTCGGCACTCAATGCACCTCCACCAGATGCAGTTTGTAATGTCATAATTGGGTCAACTACAGTTGTCGTTGTAGAATTGACTGTAGTTGTAGTTCCACTTACAGTAAAGTCACCAGTTACAGAAAGATCTTGAGATATAGTTACATTTCCACTAGATGCAATTGCGATTGCATCCGTATCAGAAGCAGAACCAATATTTCCACCATCTGCAATAGTAAGTTGTGATGCTGATGTGACTGTTCCTGTGAAAGTTGGATTTGCAAACATTGTTGCTTTACTTTCATTCGTAACATTCTCTAGTCCAAGTGTCGTTCTTTGTGCAGCTGCATTTGCATCGTCAAGAAGTGCCTTACCAGCAACAGTTAGGTCAAATGTTGCAACTGTTCCTGAACCTGTGAACTGAATACCTTTGTCAGCTGCAGAAGTCAACCCTGCAATTGCTGCTAAATCGGCATCATATGCCTGAACATCTGTCCCTATTACTAACCCTAAAGTTGTTCGTTGTGCAGAAGCGTTTGCATCATCTAAAAGAGCTTTTCCTGCATTGGTCAAATCATAGACCGCAGCAGTACCGCTTCCAGTAAACTGAATACCTTTGTCGGCTGCAGAAGTCAGTCCTGCTATAGCCGCAAGGTCTGCATCATATGCTTGAACATCAGAACCAATTGCAAGACCAAGTGTTGTCCTTTGTGCAGCTGCATTTGCATCATCAAGAAGTGCCTTTCCAGCCGTAGTCAAATCATAAACCGCAGCAATTCCACTTCCAGTAAACTGAATTCCTTTATCTGCGGCCGAAGTCAACCCTGCAATTGCAGCTAAGTCAGCGTCATATGCTTGAACATCAGAACCAATTGCAAGACCAAGATTTGTTCGTGCTCCACTAGCAGTTGACGAACCAGTTCCTCCCTCCGTTACTGGCAAATCTCCTGTGACATCGGTTGTTAAATCTATTTGTCCTCTTGTTATTGTCTGTCCACTAATGGTGATATAATCATAAGACCCTGAAAGTGAGACATTCGTAGAATTGTCTGTTCCTGCCGCATCAACTCCCAAACTTGTTCTTGCAGTTGCACCCGATTCATTGACCCAAACAGTTCCATTATGAACAAGAAAATGTCCGTCCGCTGGTGTAGAAAGAGATGTATCATTTAATTCTGCAAGTGTGTCTTCAGTTGCAATTTGTGCATCAACATATGCTTTAATGGACTGCTGAGTTGCAAGTTGGGTAGCACTGTCAGACGCCATATTATCTTCGTCCAATATAGCAGTACCACTTACACCAGTATTCAAAACTGGACTTGTTAAAGTTTTGTTTGTGAGTGTTTGTAAATCAGTAGTACCGATTACATCACCAGAAGGTCTTGATTTTCCATGCCACGATTGAAGTGCAGAACTAAGAGCAATATCAGTTTGGTCATTT